CAATTGAAAACTTTGACCAATTCTGTGATTACTTCGATGCAACAGCAAGAACATCTTATAAAGTCTCTAGAGACAATAATAACGGATCTCCAATTGCAGATCACCGCCCTTCAGACACCACAGTTAATGTACAAGCCACCCCACAGTGACGACTACGTAAAGATAACTGACTATCTCGACCAAGTAGATGAACGTCTACGATTATTAGAAAAGAACAATGACATTCAAAGCACAGATCTATAATGGAGGAAACGACTCAGGCGGTGGATGCCCCTGTGTGACTCCTCCAACTTCTATTAACACTGTATCTCAAACTACTGTGAAGGTTAATGGAATGACTCCTGTATTACAATCACAAAGCATGTCTCCAGCAGCAGGTCAAACCTGTACTAGCAATCCGAGTCCATGCACGTCACCCCGAACTGTTATAGCAACTGGTGTTAAAGTTCGTATTAATGGACTTGCTGTAGCTCGTGCAGGTGATAAGTTGAATGTTAGTACTGGGATATCCCTTACACCTGCTTCTCAATCTGCTACTGTATCCTTTACATAAATTATGTGGTATGTTATAATATGGACAGGACTTATCATGTATGTTCTCATTCAATTAGGATTTTTTAAGAAATGATCTTTTTATCTACACCTTCAGTTTATAGTTTACCTGGTACTTGGGAGAAACAACCAGATATAACTTTGATACCTCATTTCCATTTAACACCAGATCAAGGATTCATCTTCTTCTTTGGTTTGCTTACTTTGGTTTTGGTGAGTTGGGGGATCTATCTCACATTTGGATCAGGTAAGAAGAACTTGCGTGACCAGATCGATGAGCATTCTAAGATGCATGAGTTAGGTATAGCACATGGACATGGTGGTAATAAGGATGCATATGAGATGTCTGGGAAACTTGACCACAAGCATGATTCGTGATATACTGTTGAAGTAGTTTGCTTTATAGCAATGGCGAGGAATAGATCGTTAAGTGGAAACGATACGATTGAGGCAATACCTAAGAAGACCAGACAGGGAACTGGGAAACATACTAAATACAGTGCAAGCTCTGGTAATAGAGCAAAGAAACGTTATCGAGGACAAGGGAGAAACTAAATGCCTAACACTTTTGGATACGAAGTAGGGAAACCGAGGAACCTTCAGTATCGTTCCGATTGGGATGATGATAAGGACGGTAATGTAGACACCGAAGAAAGAGAGAAGTATAATCCTGAAGAGGAGTAAAAAAATAAATCGCCGAAGACTCCGAATGGAAGACCCCAAAAAAACCGAAAAACAATTCATCTCAGAATGTGACTCTGACTGGTATCTAAGTAAATCCAAGAAGAGAGACGTAAATAAGATCAAAGACGATCTGATTGACTGGGATGAAGCAACGGATTATACACACTGCTGATGACTAAAAAAAGTGACGTGATATCATCACCGATGACTCACATTTTTGCAATCAACAACTTCTTAACAGAAAGCGAAGCAGACGCTATCTATAATCAGGTACTTGTAAAAGAACCAGAATGGATGGCGTTAGGCGAACATAATTATGGTGGTGTTAAGGGTGATAAACTTACTGGTCGCTTTAGATTGTACAATGGACTTGATGACAAACTCATCGGGTCTATTTTAAAGCCTAAGTTTTTAACGATGTATGGTCGCCAACGTTGGGTTCAATGCTGGTTTAATACGTTTAGGGAAGGTGACTGTATAGTAAAGCATATACATAACGATCCTTCCAAACCTCATCATGCTCGACCCAGAACGTTCACATGTGCAAATCTCTTCTTAGGAGGAGACGAAGCAACAGGTACAATCTATGATGGTGTTAACTATCCAAATGAGAAGGGTCGTCTTTTAATCTTTGGGGATACCATACCTCATTGGTCTGAACCTTATACTGGTAAGGACGTTCGTATTACTATGGCGTGTGATATACATGACCATCGTTTAAATAGCATGATGAGAAAACTAAACTGATGTTTGACTTTCAAACAAATGTAAAGAAGACTGAATATGGTATTGTTATTGATGATTTCTATCGGTCTCCTGAGAAGGTAAGAGAATTACTGTTAACATTAGATCCAACAGCACATAAGCATGACGCAACACCTTCATATAATGGTAGGTACTTTAAAGACATGCGTCATACCCTTCATTCTCATCATGTTACACCGATCTATAAGTTTTTAAGTCAATGGTCTCGTCAACCTCCTTTAGGTAAAGACGGTGAGAGAAGAATCTCCACTAATGTGTTTCGTATGAAGAAATCACCATTTCATACACCTGATACCCATTACTGGTGGCCTCATTTTGATCAAGGGTATACTGCTATACTATATTTGAATGAAGAAGACGATACTGGGACTAATTTGTATCGTACAAACAAGAAGGAAGAAGAAGCAAAGTTTGCAACCGAGGAACATTATGAACCTTGGAGACCAAAGGATGAGTATGAGTTAATACATACCTTTGAACCTAAGTTCAACCGTTTAATTATGTTCAATGCTAGGAAGCATTGTCACGGTATGAATTTATGCTCTGATCTGTTTTCCACAGGTCTACCAAGAATGAATCAAGTATTTTTTTATGATGGACGTAATCAAAATCCCTAATTTCATCACTGAAGATGAGTGTGATATCATTATTAAAGAAATCCTAGCAATGGCTGGTGATCGTAAGGATTGGTATGGAGTTGGATTGGGTTATCAGGAAAATCCACTCGACCTGCAGAGTGTTAAGCAAGTATTGTGGGGAAGATTGCAATTATTGTTTGGTAGAAGGTCTTATGTGAACTGTTGGGCTAATATCCTATCAAATGGTATGGAAGTAGAACCACATAAGCATAGAGATATGGATGATAGACGGTCTAGAGGGGAAAAATATCCGTATCGTTGTACTAATTTGTTTTTAGGTGGTGATGTTTCCACAGGTACAATATACGAAGGTGAAAAACATTCTAATAAGAGAGGAGAGCTAGTAATATTCAGTTCTGAATTGACTCATAGTGTACCAAGAAACTTAACAGGTGATAAAAGATACTCTCTAATTATGGACTTCATGAGTACAAAAGTCGATGACGACTGGCTAAAGCTTAATTAACTCGCTAAATAAAGTGATACTCAAATCACTTTAAATGCCTTCGGTAACGAAATTTAAAGATCTATCAATATCTTTTACAAGAAATAAGATCACAAATGATCTCCTTGTGAAGAAGGAAGATGCTGCAGTGAAACAGGCAGTAGTGAATATATTAATGACGAATAAAGGTGAACGGTTGTTTGATCCAGAGTACGGATCGAATGTACCGTCTTATTTGTTTGACCAGTTAGACTATGGTACTGCTGCGAACATATCAGACGCTATTAGAGAGTGTTTATCAAAATATGAACCTAGGATTAGAATTAATTCATTAGGTGTTGTACCAGATTTTGATCAGAATGGATTTGAAGTACAACTCGCATTCAAAGTAATTGGTAGAGATGATCTTGCCCCCTTTGATGTTGAATTCTTTCTAAGTCGTACACGATAATGCCCTATACCCAATTAGCAAACTTAGAATTTGCAGACATAAAGACAGCTCTTAAGGATTATATGAGAGCACAGTCAGATTTTACTGACTATGACTTTGAAGGTTCTGCTCTGAGTCAGGTACTTGATGTATTAGCGTATAATACTTATTATACTGCATTCAACACCAACATGGTAGTGAATGAGTTATTTCTCGATTCTGCAACTCTTAGAGATAATGTAATAGCATTAGCAAAGCAAGTCGGTTATAGACCTAGGTCTTCCACTGCCCCTACTGCTAACATTAAATTAATTACGACATATAGCGGTGGTGGTACTCCACCTAGTACGTTTGTACTAAAAAAAGGTACAGGATTTGTTACAAACTTCGATGATGTACTATATCAGTACGTTACTGTTGACGATCAAGAGACACCAGTAGTAAATGGCGTAGCAACATGGGATAATTTAGAGGTAAAAGAGGGAAATTTACTCACTCAATCATATACAATCAATACTACACTTAAAAATCAAAGATTTGTTATCAATAATAGTGGCGTTGATATATCAACTATAATTGTTAAGGTTTATGAACAACAAGGTGGCACTAATTTTACCACTTATCATGCTTCAGACAATATTCTTAACCTTGACGGAACCTCAAAGGTATATTTTGTAGAAGAAATAGAAGATGAGAACTATGAGTTATTCTTTGGTGATGGAATATTTGGTAAAAAGTTAGATAATGGTAACTACGTTGAAATAAGTTATCTTATTACTAGTGGTCCTTCCAGTAATCAATCATCATCATTTAGTTTCTCTGGTATCATAACTGAGAAAGGTCAAACATCTTCAATACCTTTTACTACCTCTGTAACTACCGTGAGTGCCTCTGCAGGTGGTGCTACAGTAGAATCTGTGTCTTCTATCAAGAAGTCTGCTCCAAAGGCATATGCGTCTCAGGACAGAGCAGTAACATCAGATGATTACCAAAGCATTATCAAGAAGATTTATCCAGCAGTTGCTGATATTATTACATTTGGTGGTGAGGAAGACAATCCACCTGAGTTTGGTAAGGT